GGTCATAATATTGACGGCACTTCCGTAGCCATGAGCCAGCTTGTAATCAGTCCATGCCTCGGAATTCTCAGGCCATGGATCTCCCCCGGGCTGAGCCTGCATCTGGAACGCACGGCCCATAATGCCAACCATCCAATCCCCAGCCTTGGCAAGCCACTCCTGCTCTATCTGCTCGAAATGCCTGCGGACCATATTGGGCCATTCTTTGAGCAGATGGAGGGAATCAGGAGTAAGCTCCATGGTCATTTCGTCGTCAGCATTAGCCATGGTCACCCCCTGTCAGGATAACGGGACGGGTCACTATACCAATTGGCGGGGTCGTCCATTCCCGCTGCGGGGAAGGTTCCATCAGTGATAGGGCACATGGAAGTAGATGTAAGATATTCCATTTCAGTGGTTTCCAGCATGGCCCCATTTTCAATTTGCTTCATAACTCTATCTACAAAATCCTTTGCTGAAGCCAGAAGCGGGGAGACCCCCTTACCGGACAGATTGGAAGAAGCCTTTCCAGAGAGCAGAGCAATAGCTGTGAGGTTTACATTGAGCCCTATCAGTAGAGGAACGGTCCGAGCCCCCCCTGAGAGGTCCGTGATGGAGATGTTTGGGTCAGTGGTGGATATGTCTATGTCATTGCCTTCAACGCCCGCCTTCCGCGCCATAAGCTGTATGGCGGTACTGGAGCGGAAGGACCGAACGGCGGTATTGACTTCTGTGTCAGAATGGTATCCGGAGCCAACCTGAAGTATGGCATTGTGAAGGTGTTTGGCGCACTCCTCCGCTGTAGCCCCGATTTCTATTTGATTGACTGCTGATGGTGAGGCCACAAAGGTATATTCTTGTGACCCCACCGTCAGCGTAGCATCAGGGGTGAACACATCCCCGATTACCATTGAACCATTGGCATGCACAGGATAAGTATCATACACATTATAAAGGATAGGAGCGATAAGTCCTGCCTGGATCTCCAACTGTTCCACCAGCAGCTTCTTGGAATGCTTCTCAGCGAAAACCGTGAAGAGCATGGTCAGGTCTTCATATCCTCCATAAGCCATAATACTATCCTTTCCTGCCTAGCTCAGTACCGAGTAGAAGCAGAAAGCAGCGGTCTCATTCCTTATCTTGGTCCTGTAGTCCCTGTGAATGTAGACATACTGCCCACGGGGGTTCTTGCTCATTTCACCATCGGTGAAAGTTCCCCCCTTATTCTCGAAGGTTCCGGCGAAGGAAGGAGCCGACCGGCTGGGAGTAGGATGAATGTATGCAAGCCAGAGGAATTCGGAACCCCACACGCTTGTCAGGTCTTCGTCCCCGGTGGTTTCAGCCTCATTGTAAATCGCATTTGTGACAATGCAATTCTTCAGGCAGTCGGCGGCGATGTAGTTCAGTATTGCCTGTTCCTGTGCCGTGGGCTGGTGGTCCCCCACGCTTCTTGCATGATTGGTTGCCAGTTCCCGGAAGACATCAGGGGTCATTATCAGGGAGTTCGGAAGGACTCCGATTTCCTCTGCAACGGTCTGTATCTTCCCGGAGATATCGCCAGCAGGGTCACCATCAGTAGCATCCCACTTGGTTGCAGGAGTGTCCCTGTTAGAGAAGTTGCCACCGCTGGAATCGGTCATCCAGTCGGCAAGGACATACTCCTCTTCGATATTGAAGGTCTGGGCAGCAAGCTCAGCCTCCTCCATGGCGAAGTTTATGGCAGCCTTGGCCCCCTTCTTCAGGATTTTTTCGGGGATGAATATCTCCCCCGCATGGGATATAGTCTTGTCTTCCTCCCATTCCATCCCGTGATCCAGAGGCTTGGCCTTTCCTCGCTCTCCCACCCGGGTATCAATGTACCTCAGATGTTCCTTGTTCCATACCCTGTAAGCGAACTCAGAATCATCCACGGGGACGACCGGAGCTATCTTCCGGGCTGCGAATGTGGTCTGAAGCACGGCCTCCACGATAGGAGTAATGTGCTTGTTCAGGGAGATGTCAGTAAGCGTTAGCATGTTATATCACTCCTATCTATATGTTAGCAGTAGACGGGGTAATGAAGGCTTCGATGTTCTTCCCATCTACTGACAGTGCTACATTGGACCAGCCGATTACATGGTCCTTGTCGGTATCGGCTAGTACCGCTATCCCATCGGCCGCACTCTTCAGGGGGTCGTTGATAGCGATGTTGTCACTATTGCCATCGGCGTGTACTGGACAGGTGCCCAGCCGCATCACATCGGCAGCCTCCCCCTCATCAGGGTCGTTTATCAGCACTCCGGCGGCAACCTCTCCGGCACCGCAAAGGTCTACCTCCCCGGCAGCGGAGATTTTGACAAGCCGGAACTGCTTATCGGACAGGTCAGAAGCCGCAACGTATCCCGGCATCTGTCCTACTGGACTAAGGCTCATATGTTTATTTCCTCCGTTTCTATATCGTTATCTTCCATGGAGTCCAATACCTTCCGCTGTGCAAGAAGTCGGGAGGTGATTCCTTCCTTCTCCATGACAGCCCGCACCTCGGCATCAAATTCCTTCTGCTTGTCCGAAGCCTTGGCAATGAGTTTCCTTTCATCCTCATCTACATCCGGCCTCTTGGCGACTATCTTGTTGAGCCTCGCCAGAACTGCCCGCTTCTCCTCGGGACCGTCTGTCTCTTTAAGCTCTTCATCAAGGGCTTCCACCTCTCCCGGAAGGAGTTTCGCCTTGACTCCCTCCATCAGCGTTTCTACTTCATGCTCAGCAGCCTTTGCCTCAATGGATTCGAGCTTACCACGCACCTCGGAAAGCTCTTCCTCCTTCTCGGCGATCTGGGCCTTCAGATTTTTCACTTCATCCGAAGGATCTGCAGGGGTTAGCGAAGCCTGAATGCCACTTATACCTTCCGTCACGGATACAAGCATGGCCTTCATTTCTCTTAACAGTTCTTCCATTTCTCCTTCTCCCTTCTCAGAAATGCTGGCAATTATTCTGCCAGCAACAATATGCTCCGGAACTGCCGGGTCCATCTCCACCGGGAGAATCGCAACCTGCGGTATGTCCAGAGACAGTTTTCGTTCCCCAAAATACTCCCTATCCTTGACATCATGGTAGCCCTCTATACTGACCTTCATAGCCCCTGACAGAAGAGCGTCTGCTATCTGGTCAATAGTAGCAAGAACCCTCCCTTCCTCAATAGCATCCTGAAGTATAACGAAGTCGGCGTATACCTTGTCACCGTCACAGGTCGCTCCCGAAATTATCCCTAGCGGAATGCTTCGGTTGTCCGATGAATGGTCATATAAGAGCCTAGTCGGGACATTCAATTCCACTCGCCGGTTTATCGACCACACTCCATCTTCCACTTGTTTGGGAGTGCACTTCCACAAGTGGGTCATAGTGCGAAACTCACCAACACGGAAGAGGAACTGATGAGGTATTACTCGTCCACGCTCTTCTATTGCCGCTACCCACCCCGCTCGATAGCATTCCCCTTCGCTGAGTCCCGCTTCATGGCTATTGTTCACAGCCTTCAGAAATGCTTGCTGCTGATCTTCATCAAGCCTCTTTTTGATGTTATCCGGCAACTGTTCTATAAACTGAATAAGCATTATGCTGCACCGAACCCTTCCATTACGCCACCATATTTCTGGACAACCTTTGCCGATTCTTCCTGAGACAGGAATTCATTTTTGTCATTCCATGGCTCTTCATCCCAGTATACCGGAAGCATAACGGTTCGGCAATTGTAATGGAACGGGGGCCAAGGCATGTTGGGGTCATTACATCGAAAAAATTCCATATGGAGGTTTTCGCAGAACTCTGTGGTTCTGTCATCCAGGGTCGCTTGTACGCAGTACCCCTTAATTGTTCCCGGCTCCATCCCAAATGGGTCATGATGCTGGCTGTACGATGCAAGGCGGCCATGGTTGTAGGCTCGTGCAGATTCCGTGCGTACGATGGTAACTGCCCTTCCGGTCGCTGTGCCCTGCGAGAAGCCTCCTCTTATAAGACCCTCCTCAATTAGCGACATGGCCTCAGAGGACGGGATATTGCCTGTTATGGCTCCCTCTACATGTTGCCAGATATTACTTGAAATCTGCGTATATTCCTTCTGAAGGACGAAGTATATCCGCTGCCGGATTATTTCCTTGGCAAGGGTCGGAGTAATTCTCGGTCCCGTTGTTATTCTGGCCTTGACTTTCGCTCTCTTGGAATGTTCTGCGATTTCTTCCTCAGCCTGTCCATATGCCAGTTCCCATTCCTTAAAGAGAGCATCAGATAGCAGGGCCCGGAGTTTGCCCCCTCCCGTTGTCACTCCCTTTTCCACAGATTCCCGAAACGCACTGACGCTCTTATCCTTTCGGACATTTCCTTTTCGGTCAAACACTGCGGAATTGATTGCAGAAGCTATCTTGGGCTGGAGTTCCTGCTTCCACAGGTTATCTATGTCTGATACCACCGCATCTTCGCGAGCCAGCCGGTCTTTGTCCATCTGGCGGACCTTAGACAGGTTCCTGTCTGCCGGTGCCCTTGCCGCTATCCGTTTGAAGCGGGCTCGTCTGGCGGCAATCTGCTCAGATTTTCTTTCCGATTCATCGGTAGTTTCCGGTGGCTTCTTTTCTTCGTTCTTCTCTTCCTTTTGAGGAGCGACTTCTTCCTCTTTTGAAGCATCAAATTCTATTCCCGCTGGCTCAAGCATGCGCTCGATAATCTGCCTCTGCGTATCTGGATCAAGCGAAGCCTTCCCCAAGACTCCACTCTTTTGAGCATCACCTATAGAAATAAGGATAGGAGCAAGCGGAGCATTTCGCTGAACCTTCTCAGGATGAATCTTCGGCGTTGGATAGCTTTCGAATCCATTTACATCGAGCAATTTGCGGCAAATCTGTTCTTTTATCACCTTCTCGCAGAAGAGGTTGCCTCTTGTAAGCATAATTTCTTTTACCAAATTGGTAGAGGTTTCTTTACCTGCTTCTCCCCAAGTATGCATCCCTTCTGCTGTGATGGTTTCGTCGTATAAGATTGTTTTCCGAATTTCCTTGTTGCATATCTCCTGCAGAATCCGGACGAAATGATTCCCCGCATCACCGGGGGGAATATCCAAATCGAGTTCCCAATTATCCGGTTGGACAACCCTTCCCGTTTCGGATAATCTTGCTAGCAGGCTCAAGGCATTATCCTTTTCTGCTTCAAATTGAGAAGGAGGAAGCTTGAATTTCTTAATTCCTGTAGCATTGGTGGTAATAAAGTATCCGAGATTTCGGAAAATCAGCTTCTTCAGAACCCAAGGTGGTACTGCGGGGTAGAGTATAGAAACTCCTTCGGGATGTCCCGAAGTGGCATTGAGCGAGAAGAAGATAACATCTTCCGGGGCCAAAATTGGATTGGAAATTCCCTGCTTGAACCCCGTGATTCTTCCGTGCTTGTCGGTCTTTATACCACCGCTAATAAAATCCTCTGAATTAGCAACGATAACATCCACAATCCCCAGTGCATTACTGTATCCCTTAACCGGAAACCTTCCCATAACCAATTCGGACACGCTGAATCCCATCGCACATGTATCATGCAGAATCATGTCCCTGTAAAATTCAAGCGGAGCCCCCGGCATTGCATTATGGGAATTTTCGCAAAACTCAGCGGCCTTCTTGGATTTTTCGTCTCCATCTTGTGGAGAGAAATGTATGTCAGGTAGCATTAGGTGCAGTGCTAGGCCGAAGTCTGATGCGACTTCTGCGTCCCTAAACATTGCAGGATAGGTCGAGATCGGGATGGAGGATTCACCGGAATATCTGTTGGAAGAACCTTGTTTTTCCACTGCCAGTTTTGGAGAAATTATGGGGTCCAGTTTTGCTTTTATTGTGCGGTATGCTCTATGGGCCTTATCGCTTAGGTTCATCAGACCCTCCTTTTGAGGATTATACGCTTCTGGAAATCTGTGTCAAGGATGCCTACCCCAGTGTGGAAATAATTCCAGATATTCCGATTGAAGAGGCTCTTCGGTAGAATCCCTGTGCTTTCAGAGCAAAGCCTCTTTAACCGAAATGAAAGGCTGTTCTTCGAACACAGCAATAGCTACGGAATCAGCCCGGTCCGGCGACCTGCCGATTAGCTTCTTAATTTCAGGCTTCGGCGTTATCTGGATCAGCCCATCGCTTCGCATCTTGAGAGTATGCGCCATAAGCTCCTCCATGAGCATATCGTCATCCGGAAGGGTTAGCGTCCCCTTGCGTAGCCGTTCCCGAAGATTCCAATAAGCCTCTGCTCTTTTATTGAGGAATTGTGTGGGGACCGTAGAGGCACTGCTAGCGATAAAGGACTCAACTTTTGAGGTCTGTTCCTGTAGCCTTGAGAAAACGCCTGATCCGATTCCGATAGCATCCACTCTCACAATAGCAAAAGGATAATCCTTCTTCAGAAGATTCAGGACGACCCCCGCCTGTTCCATAAGGTCTGCTATATGTATAGGATGAAGCTCTAGAATGGTATCCCCCGTGTAAGGCGCTACTATGGTTTCATCTGCTCCCCCTTCTGCAACATCCATGCCGAGAACGGATACATTGAACTGTTCGGAGGGTCGATTCTTCGCCGCCATAAGCCATTCATCTTGGAACAGGGAATTACTATCCACACCTGCGAAAAGCCCAAGGACATGCTGTTTGAATAGGGGGTGGTCCCGGCCCCATTGTAAGGCTCTGCGTTCAACCCATTCCGAAGATACCATTTCCGCTTTGACTGCATCTTCAAGAGAAATATGCATCACTTCCCACTCCCTATAGCCTACTTTCTGCGAGCAGATATCGTAGAATCGCCCCACAGGCATCCCCGGCGTAGAAAATCCTGCGAAGATGACCGTAGTTCCACCGGAATCTACTCCTTCGAGAGCATCCCATATCGGGCGGGGAATCCCCTTTGCCTCATCCAAGATAATGAGCACTTCCTTCGCATGTCCCCCCTCTATTCTGTCAGGTTCCTTAGAACCCACTGGAAAAGCCATTCCGTACTTTGCATGAATAGACATGGTGTTGAGTTGGCGATCTGTAAAAATCGGGACTCCTCCGGGGAGTTCAATCTGATTCGCCCACTTGTGCACCTCCGGCCATAGATAGTATTTAAGCTGTGCCCAAGAAGTTGCTAATGTGATAATTTTCCAATCAACTTTCCGGGCTTCTCTGGTGCTTGCAAACCAGAGGAGAATATGGGCAAGGAGAGCAGTTTTCCCCACGCCTCGCGGAGCATGAACGGCAGTTCTCGGATATTTTCCAACTTTTCGCAGAACTTCCGACATATATGGACTTATCTGGTAATTCGGAGAGAATTTCCTAACAAAGGCCTCTGGACTGGCCTGGATGGAATTATTGTGCAGGCATACCTTCATCTGCTGGAGCTTCTTCGAGCATTTCAATAAGCTCACTCTCTGATAGTCCGGTAGCTCTTGCAAGGATTTCAATGACAACCTGTTCATTCTCACCTCCGAGCATATTTTCCATCCGGATATCGGGCATGCCTAATGCCTGCTTCTCCAACCGGGTTCCAAGTTCAATTACATCCAGAATGAATCTCGGTGTCAGGGAGGTAACACCTGCCTTAACCTCTCTCATCAAATCACGAAGGCTTAAAAATCCCATCTTGCGTAGCCATTCGCCCAATTTGAGCTGTTCCATGCGCAAATCGACCTGTGCATCCATCGCCTGATTCCGCATTTTAGATAGCTTCTGGTCACGGAATTGTCTCCGTTTCTGCGACCAATCTCCGCTTGAACAATGTCGCTTGAGCGAGCCGAGCGCTGGAGTCTCACCTATCTGTTGGGGGAGGAATTCATCATGCAGTGATTGAAGTGTAACATCGTCCTCCCCCGTCACATACAGATTTTCGATAATGTCCCATGGATATTTTTTCTTTCGCATTGTCAGGGAGCCCTCCTTTTCCAAGTCTGGTCTTATACTAAATAGGTCCGGTGCCTTGAGTCAACATTACAATGGTTTGGTCGCATTTAGTGCTACCATGCCCTAGGAGGTAATACAATGTCGCGTTCAAAGCGTTTTAGAGCCCTGTGCAGCCTATGTGGGGAGTCCCAAATCTTGTATGCTGGTATCTGTGGGCATATGAAGCCTGTGGCGACTCTGATAGGTTATGTCTGCGTCCCCTGTTCCTGTTCAGAACCATCTAGGGGGGTATTCAATGCTTCAACAATAGCAAACTCAAAGGCTTGAGCCTCAGTGTCTATTTCCAGATAGTCTGCCAGCCGTTGTTTCCAGTCTTGCCACATATCGAATACTTCCTCTGGAACCCGCACCTTTATGTCGAACATTCCGGGAGGAGGGTCAGCTACATCTTGGACATCAGGGGCATCTGCTAAGATATCCGTAAAAGCCAAGTCTTCTTCGATTTCTTGAGCAGTTTGCGGCATTATTTCTTCAATCTCCGCTATGCTATACTCTGGAATGACCACAGAATTGAGCAGATCGGAGTATTTCTCCTTATTGTCAGCATACCACTGAAGGTTGCGCCGCCTTGAAATAAGGACTGCATCTGGTTGAGAAATCCGTCCGAAGTTTTCACACCATGCCATGTCCCACCCCAATTCAAGGATAGCTTCGAGCCTATGGTTTCCATCTATAACCTCAAAGGCCAATTCCCCCGGGGAGTCTCCATCTATTTCTCGAACCGCCAGGACTCCTGCAGATTCATCCTTGCGAATGGATCTGCATAGCTTAGTGAGCGTTTGCCTGTTTCCTGTCTCCTTGTAATTCCACGGAGCAGGCCTTAACAGGTCAACAGGAATTTTTTTAACATCAGCCATTTTGTTCTCCCTTCGGAGCATATTTTTTCTGCTTGTCCTGTGGCTTAGATACTATTCTGGTTTTGACCCTTTTCCAAGGGACATCTTTCGCTGTTCCATCTATATACTCCTGCCCCACTATGGGCCGAGCAATTTTGACCGCTTCCCGGAAGGATTTGCAGACTTCGATCTGTTTTCGATTTTCATACCAATCCGGGACCTTACGCCGAGGAAGCCGCTGGAGCATAGCACACCATACAGCTCTCCCGGGGAGTCCGGCCTTGAATACCCTGTACCTTCCGCTATAGCTTCTCAAGCACATAGCGGCCAACTTGTAATCCCAACTCCTCAGCCGTTCGAAGCTATAATCCCCCAGAGGAGTATGTGGAGAAGGTTCAAACCATGTGTATTTCAAGTGAATCCTAGGCCAGCGGACCTTCTCTATACCGACCATCTGTACCATGTTGAGCATAGCTTCTTCTGGCGGAACCTCATCATCCCATCCAATGATAAAAAATAGCTGCAATTCGATTCCCAACTCCCGAGCTTTGATTATGCAGGCTGCTAAGTCCTCGTCGGAGACAGGCTTGTTGAGGGCTTTGCGCCTTTCCTCTGTAATTCCTTCAATGCCAAGCCGAAGCAATCGGGGCCACTGGGAGCGATGTTCGGTAAGAAATTGTTTAACCGTTGTAGAGCCGCTATAACGGGCTAAGCCCCCATCGTCATTGGTGACATATAGGATATGCTTATTCTTTGGCAACTTTGCCTCAGCCCTTAAGCGGATCTGCTCGGGCACTACAGAATGAGGAAGAGTCCAAGAAGTATAGCAGAATTTGCATTTGTTTCGGCACCCTCTCCCAGCCAAGTAATAGCACCCCTTCTCCGTAGTCTGGATCACCGGAAGCTGTCCCCATGGAATGTAATAGTCTGGTTCGATTTCAGCGTCGGGGTCATGAATGGAGAGGATATTATCCATTCCTAAAGCGTCGAGCCCCGAAGTGGCAAGTTCCCTGATCACATTATATCCTTCACCTATGCAGATATAATCTGCCCATGCCAGATATGTTGCTCCGCAATATGCTTCTGCCCCTCCCATCAGAAACGGGATATGAGCCTTTGAAGCCAATTTTCTCCCTGATTGTAGAATGGACGCTTCTCGCGGGGAACAGGCCGAAGCTAAAATAATATCTGGCGATTCCTCAATGGAGTCTACAATTTCGCCACCATGCTTGACGAACCACCATTTCAGGAGTTTGGAAGTAAAGTTCTCAGCCTGCTTGCTCGATTCATGCCATAGAGCTCTTGTTTTCCTGCCGGTTTTTATTTTTTTAACCATGGTTCCCTCCCATAACCTGATTGTTCTCTTGCGGGTCTGTCTGTTCTCATCACTTCTCCTCTCGGTGCTGGGTACAATCTACAGAACTCCATCCACAATGAGAACAAGCTTTTCGGGGACCCATGATGTATCTCCCACAATTAGGACACAA